GGAAAGGGTTTATTAGCATGGGGTCTAGACATACAGATATATATGAGCGAATCCAACACAACAATTTGACAATTCAGAACTGGGTAGAAGTAAATTACGTTCCATTCCAGCAAGCTTGCTTCAGAATAGCCAGTGGAGATCCATTATGGGAAGAATTAGTTAGTTATTGTATGATCACATTCTTAGAACATAAAGATCGCGCACTTATTCTAGAATCAGGGGGAGCATTTTATTTTTGCCTGAGGATAGCAACTAATGCTTGGAACTCAACCACCTCGCCATTCTATACAACTTGGAGAAAGCGACATGAAGAGATCACATCTGCCCATGAGAACATCTTATGGGAAGATCCTGTAGAAGAAACCGGCTCTTTCGAGACACAGATAGATAAGATCTTAATGGAACTAGATTGGTATTCCCGAGAACTATTCCGAGTGCACGTTGCGCATGGAACAAACGCCTCTGCCTTGAGCCGAGAGTTAAAGATACCACGCAAGAGCATTTCGTTAACAGTCAATAGAGTAAAGACACATATCAAACAAAGATTAAAATATGAATAAACTCATCCGATGGAAGATAGACCATCCAGAACAACCACTGATCTATGAATCAGAACCCTACCGCCTAGAACTAGACCAACAAGAAGTCAAGTTCCATATCGGTTACATGCACGCTAATATAATCATACTCCCAGATGAACTCGATCTTCACACTCCTACTGCTAGTGACAACATCCCTAGTCCTAATCAAGAATCAACCCCAATACGTAAGCGTACTAGAAAGACTAAGACTGAACAGAAAGCCATTTAATTGTGCAACCTGTTTGACATTCTGGGGATGCTTAGCGACACTATTAATCGAAACCCAATATAACATATGGACATTACCCTTAGCGTTAAGCTACGCGTACCTAGGCAATGAATTAGATAAGAGATATAACACCTATTAAGATGCAAAAGAAAGAACCAGGCTTAACTGCAGAGGTATTCGCCCTAATCAACCAACACAACGCCCTACTAGAAAGACCAAAGCAAGTATTTGCCCAAGAGGAGATACAAGCAATATACGACATCTACAATGCATACACAGGACAGAAAGAGACAGTAAGTTCATGTGGAGGATGTAGACAAAGTAAGATAACAAAGGTAAGAAAGATCTACGAAGAATATAAACAATCCCTATAGACAATGGCATTTATAGTAAACGAACCGACACTAACAGATAGACAGAAAGATAGAAAAGCACAAGAGATGATCCAATGGCTAGAGAATAACAATAGAATGCCTAAGCAAGACTCAGCAATCTATCTAGACACGCTTCTAGAAGCACAACAGTTACTAGTGCAGTTAAAAGAGACGCTAATCCAAGAGAATCATTTAGATTCAGCCAAGGCTAAGCTAACCCAAAGAGTACAAGAGTTGTTGCAGACTATTAAATTATAAAAAGAGATCAAGGACCAATCCCGTTAAGGAAGCCTATCCTTGAAACCTACCCAGAATGAACTAAACAGTATTCAGTCTATCCTAGCCATCCCTAAAAAAGATCTAGTGAACCAGACCGAATGCTAAATAAAAACGAGTGGAACCAGCCCTTTATTAACCGATTCAGAGAGGGTTTTGCCCCGCGTTTTACAAAACATTAACAAATTTTACCATGCCGAGAAGGAAACCTAAGCATTTATTCAGTCCAGGAGAATCTGGGAATCCCAATGGCCGCCCGCCAGGGAGTGTTAACGAGATTAACAAGGAGATTAAGTGGGCGTTTACTCAGTTACTCCGCAATCAACTTCCCAACTTAGAGGAATGGCTTACAAGAGCTGCCCAGAAAGATCCTATGAAAGCTGCAGACTTAATGCTGAGGGTATCCGAAAGATTCTTGCCATCTCTGCAAAGGACTGAGATTACCGGACCAGAAGGTCAAGCTTTCACCCCGATTACCATTAACATTCCGAACATAACCTTCGGCGAGGGTGCCTCCGCGAACATTTCAGATTCCCAGGGACAAGGATTAAGTCTTGGTGAGGGTGCCCCGACAATTAACCTGCCTGGACACTTAGAACACTTGGATAGTGCAGTGTCGGGGGAAACGTTAGAGCCTACCCAACGGGACGGACACTACGAACACTTGGATAGTGCAGTGTTCATCCCTGAATCCCCTGCGGAGGCACCCTCACAGGAAATCCCCGATACCGAGGAGCACTTAGAGAACTCCCCGATCTTTGCACCCGAGATAGACATCCCTATGAGGCAAGAAGACCAATTCGACCCCGCACAGGTGAAGATAGCCTATGAAGAATGGAAGGCTAAGCAAAACAAACCCCTATGAGCAAAGAATTCAACTTCCTCCCAGCATACGCATCCTTCTTCCATTCCCCTAAGACCTACCATATAGTCAGTGGTGGCCGTGGGTCGGGTAAGTCAACAGCTGTCTCTGCTTACTTCCTGATTAAGCTTATGGGGGAGGACTACTTCAGAGGGATAGTGGCACGTTACACACAGAGATCCATCTCCTCATCCATCTATCGGGATATCCTTGACCTCATAGACTCCTGGGGACTTACCCCGATGCTTAAGATTAGTGGGGATGAGATCGTTAACTCCAAGAATGGGAACATGATCCTGACCCATAGTATGAAGATGACAGATGGCACTATGAGTGCCAAGGGTAAGGGTATAGCCTCCCCGACACACCTGCTCATAGATGAAGCAACAGAGATGCCCAGTGAGGAGGAGTACATCAAGCTGGTCGACTCATTCAGAACCAAAGGGAGTGAGAGAAAGATATTCGTGTGTTTCAACCCGACATCTAAGAATCATTGGCTTTACCGCCGCTTCTATATGCCTGATGGAAGCCCCAACCCGAAATGGCAGACAACCCATAATTTTATACACACAACGTTCCGGGACAATATAGAGAACTTAGATCCTACCAAAGTACAGGAATGGTTAGACATGTCCACGACTGATCCGGACTATTTTTCGCACCACATTGAAGGAGCTTGGAGGGATATAGGAGCTGGTCAGATCTTTAAGAATTGGACTTGGTTCTATGCACCAGATCCTGAGAGTGAAGTTATACTCGGTCTGGACTTTGGGTTTGCATCAGATCCCACAGCTCTGGTTCAGGTCAACCGTAAGGGCAATCGCCTTTGGATCCGTGAACTTCTATATGCTAAGGGACTTACCACAGAAGATCTAAGTGATGCTATGCGCATAGGTGGCGTTCCCAAGCATGCTACCATCATAGCAGATAGTGCAGATCCTAGATCTATACAAACCCTACAGAGATTAGGTTGGCGTAACATCTCGCCATGTGTGAAAGGACCAGATTCTATCCGTCATGGGATAGATGCAATCAGGAGTTATCAGGTTTTTGCCGACCCTTCGTCCTCTAATCTGAGAGAGGAATACGAGAATTATGCCTACCGGGAGGGCACAGACAAACCTATAGATGGTTATAATCACCTCCTTGATGCCCTTAGATATGCAGTTGGCACTCGTATGAAAGTGGGTATGCGTACAGGATACTCTGTCATGACAGGTAAGAAGAGCGAATTCGATCTATATTTTTAGAAATCTTCTCCAAAACTGGAGCGATACATATTCATTATAAACAACAATATGGCAGCTTCAGGTCCTATTTCAAGCTTTAAAGCGATTGTAGAGTACATGAGAACTCTTAGTCTTTCGCATTTGAACGTCAAACAATTCACCTTTGGTCAACCTTCTGACATTGACGTGGACACTAACACAGATTCTCCTGTCAAATTTCCTCTAGTGTTCCTTATTCCTAGACGTGCAGATCTAGACGGATTCGGTAAGACGGAGTTCTCATTTGCTCTCTCAGTGCAAGACATCACAAATTATGATCTCCAAACAAAAGAGGATCAGTTGAACACGACCTTCATGATCTTGCAGGATTTGTTATCAAGAATCAAGATGACGACCTGGGAGGAAGTGGACATGAAGTTGCAATTGCCTGTTATCTGTCGACCGTTTGTGGAAAGCTATAACAATAACTTAGCAGGTTGGTCAGCAGAGGTGATCTTTGAAATCAAAGCACCATTTGATAATTGTAACGCAGCATTTAGAATCGATTCATAATGGAAGGTATAGATCTAAAAGAAGCATATGGAGTACTGGCTCGGAAGTTGGAGATCGTTTTAAGGTCCCAAGCGCCGAGTGAGAAGATAGCAAGTAGGATCAGTGTGGATTATGATTCGGAAGGCATGTACATTAATACGAGTCCAAGCTACGGTACTTTCTTGTTACGTGGTACAGAGGAAGAGAGAAGTCCTGCTTCGATTGATACAGGTATGAATGTGACCCAGGAACTGTTAGATGCATTGAGTGGATATGCTCCAGATCCTCGTCCAGGACATGGCCGTGGCGGTATTAAACCCAGGTATTTCTTGAGCTTCACTGACACGGTTAATGAAATGATTGCTGATGATCTTTCGACTGCGTATG